ACCGCATTGCGCGGGCACTGAGGATCTTCCTTCACCGACAGCTCAAGCAGGTCCATGTACTGGCCACGGCTCTTGGTCGGGTCTGGGTGATGTGTCGCGATCAGCTTGTCGGTGTGGGCCCACACTTCGGAGATCCGGCCGTCTGGTATGGGGTACTCATGACAGGGGTGGTGCCACATGTAGCCGTGCTTGGCGTGGATCTTCTCGTAGTAAAACTGGATGCCGCAGCCCCAGTCGAACATGTAACGGAGGCGTGTTGTCTGCCCTTTGATCCAAACGCGCTCGATCTCTTCGCGCCAGCCGGGTTCGAGAACCTCGTCTATGTCCAAGCTAATACATACATCAAAATCACGGGGCACAAGAGCCAGAGCAGCATTCCGAGCGAGATCAAAGCGCCATGGAGATATGCAAATGTCGTGGACCACTGCGCCATGTTTGCGTGCCTCCTCGGGTAGGCCGTCGTCGGATCCGGTGTCGGCAATCAGGATCATGTCGGCATCTTTCGCCGACGCGCAGAAGCGCTCAACGAAGTGGGCTTCGTTTTTGCTGATCGCGTAGACGCAGATTTTTAGACGATTGTCCATACAGACCCCGTTGGTACAGTTACTGTGACGCCCGAATTGATCGTGACGGGCCCGAACGTGCCGGCGTTGTAGCTGGTCGTGATCGTGTAATTCGCCGTCACGGTGATTTGATTTTCGTAGAAGATGCGATCAGGCGACCCGCCCGTCGGGTAGATTGAGCCGGTCGGCCCCGTTGCGCCTGCAGGTCCAGTAGGTCCAGTAGGTCCAGTAGGTCCATTAACGCCCGCAACACCCGTAGGACCAGTTGGACCAGTCGGGCCGATAGCACCCGCAGCCGCGATGTTCCAAGCCGAGTAAGTGCCTGTGCCAGCAAAGAAATCGACGCTAACGGTTAAAGACGTGCCAGAGAAGGCGGTAATAATGCCTTCCATGTAATCAGTGGTCGGGTTCGGTGTGTATGCCACACGAACGCGCTGGCCAACAGCAAAGGCTGATTGCGCATCGGTCAGGTTCGTCGTGAACGTCTTTGATCCCGTCCCGATTGCCGTAGACGTGCTGCTCGTCAGGCCAGCGTAGCCAATGCCGGTGGGGCCAGTCGGTCCCGTAGGACCATCAACACCTGCGGTTCCAGTTGGCCCCGTCGGCCCTGTCGGCCCATTAACGCCCGCAACACCAGTGGGCCCAGTCGGCCCTGTGGGTCCATCGACGCCGGCAACGCCTGTAGGCCCGGTTGGCCCTGTGGGTCCGGTTGGGCCATCAACGCCGGCGGTTCCCGTAGGCCCAGTAGGTCCGGTCGGGCCGGTCGGCCCTTGCGGCCCAGTAGGCCCAGACACGCCGTTGACCAGCGCCAAGAAGAGCGGAGCCGTATTGGCAAAACCAGTCGTGCCCGCGCCAGCTGACGAGACAAGCGTGACAGGATAGGTCCAGTACGCCGTAGACGTGCCGGGATTGGTGACGGTAGGCGTACCGCTGATCTGCCAGACCTGATTGTCGCCGCTCGCCGTCTGGCTCTGGATGACGAATTGCTCGGTGACAGTCAGCAATGCCAAGAAGATATCGACGTCAATGTTGTTGTCAGTCAGGTGGCTGACAAGAATGTTGGACGCGCTGGTTTGGATTGCGTTGTCCCAGATGATGTCACCATCGCCGGGATAACCGCTCGTTGCAGCGGTATTTGCGCGATACAGGAACAGATTGGACGACGTGCCCTGCGGCCCAGTAGGTCCGGTAGGCCCAGTAGGCCCAGTTGGGCCGGTCGGCCCAGTTGGCCCGAGCTGCGTGTACATCACCTGTTGTGCGGTGAAGATCACGCCGGGAATGGAAGGCGAAACGGGCGATGTGCCGGCAGGAACTGACTGGATCGAAACTTGAGTGTCTGTGGGAGCCCAGATCATCTCAATGTAATCGTTAGCCGCAAGCGTCAGCATAAAGTTGACGGTCATCAGGCCGTAGCCATCAACGCCGCCATGCTTTTGCTGGATGCTCAAGCGCGTATCGCTGTCTGGAATATCACCAGAGCTGCCAGCATTATTCTTGCGCAACCACACGTTCACGTCATGGATCTGCGTGTCAGTGTTCACGAACTGAATAGAGAACGTCAGGCTGTAAACGCCGGCATAAGCAAAGGTGACGCGGCTGTTTGATACAACGCTCACGCCATTGTTGTTGGCATCGGCGCTGTTCAGCGTGACCGAATAAGCCGTATTGGCCGCAGGAGCCACCTGATCGGTCGTGTCCCAGAACGAGCCCCAATAGCCCAGTGCGCCGCCAGCACTCGTTGTGCCGGTTGCGCCCGTGGGTCCGGTAGGTCCGGTAGGCCCGGTGGGCCCAGTAGGCCCAGTTGGCCCCGGCACGGTTGAAGACGCGCCTGTGGGTCCGGTCGGCCCAGTGGGTCCGGTCGGTCCAGTAACGCCCTGAATGCCTTGGTCACCCGTGGGCCCAGTAGGTCCAGTCGGCCCAGTCGGCCCGGTCGGCCCGATATCGCCCTGCGGCCCAGTAGGCCCCGTAGGCCCAGTAGGTCCGGTAGGTCCAGTAGGCCCAGTTACGCCCTGAATGCCTTGGTCGCCTGTAGGCCCTGTCGGTCCAGTCGGCCCCGTAACGCCTTGAGGCCCCGTAGGCCCGGTAGGCCCCGTGACACCCTGCACGCCCTGATCGCCCGTAGGCCCGGTGGGTCCAGTGGGCCCCGTAGGCCCGGTTGGGCCCTGAATGCCTTGATCACCCGTGGGTCCGGTAGGCCCCGTAGGCCCCGTAGGCCCCGTAGGCCCCGTAGGGCCAGTGGGCCCTATGTCGCCGGTCGGCCCAGTGGGGCCCGTGACGCCCTGTGCGCCGGTGGGCCCAATCGGCCCTTGCGAACCTGTCGGCCCTTGAGGCCCAGTGGGGCCAGTTGGGCCGATATATTGCAGGAACTGACCGAACGTGCCGCGCTTGGTGATGCCGTTTTGGACGATAATCGTTGAATCGGTAACCGTCGGCGTGTCAGCGAGCGGGAGCTGCGTGATCTTCGTCGGAATAAGGTTGGTTGGAACCTTTGGATTGTTCGTCATGGCACCAGATATCCATCGCCATCATCGTTGATGATGAAGAGATCATCGTCCTGAGAGATCGTGCCAAGCATATTCAGCGCGATATTGGTGTCGGGGCGCGGGTGGAAGAGGTTAATGCGCTCCGGCTGGCGTGCAGCAAGGCGATAGGGGTCAAATTGGTCCTTATCGACCGAGCAAACATAGAGCCCCGGATAGTTTGGGTCCGATTCCAAGTCCTCAAGCGACATCTTCCTTGAGCATCGAGCGCAAATGCCGATGCCAAAGGTAGATTTGCCTCTGGGATCTAGGAAAATGCCCATGTCTACCTCGTGTAGGGGCTGATGTTCGGTGCGAAGTAGATCGGACTATTATCGCGTTCTTCGTCTTGTGCAACCTTCAAGGCCTCGTCGGCCGTGGCCTTGATCACACCGAGCAAATTCATGTCGAATTCTGGCATTTCCATCGCCAGACGCCATGAAAGCTGCCAGACGACACATTCGTACCAGCGCTGCGGAATGTCCAGCTCATCGGTGAGGGTGCCGACGTCCATGATATAGCGCTGCTTCCAGATCACGAACTGGCCAAACATGTTGGTTGTGTCGGTGACGGGCCAAATGTACATGGTCGGCAAGTCGCGACGGCGGTCGAACCAGTATTGCAGCGGGCGGCCTTGGAACGTCTTGTTCGGCAAGTTCGTCCAATCGTCGCGATTCATGCGAGCGAGGGGAATTTCTGTCGGATTGTTGGCCGCGTAGAACTCAACGACGTTGAGCGTATTGCCGCCGGTCTCCCGCATGCGGAAATAATTGACCGGCTGCTGCCCGTCGATGTCGTACCACTGCCATTTGCCGGCGACATATGCGGTTACGCCCGGCGCAAGCGCGGTTGTCCATGTCACGCCGTCGTTGGACCATTCAAACACGATGTTGAACGAGCCTGTGGTCGCCATCATGACGCCGACGGTTGTGACCTGCACCTGAGACTGGGGGTCATTGATAGGATCAGCGCCGATGTAGGCAATGTTGATGTTGCCGTTCGGGCCAGTCTGGGCACATGACGTTTGGAGATCACCATCAAATGCAAAGGAAGGAATGCCGCCGGGGGTGCTGTATTGCACGGGCCCGTTCTGGCGAGACAGCCAGCGGAAGTTGGCATTCAGGATGTCCATCGTGCCAAGCGAAGGCGTGGCGACAGCTTGGCCGACATAGAGGGGCAAGATCTCGCGCTCAATGCACCAGAGCGGGACGCCCTGACTTCCGAGAGACGAGAGCTGCAAAAAGAGGTTGTCTTTTGCAGTCTCGATCATCTCGGAGGTGATGCTCTGGGGCAGGATCCGACAGCGCCGGTAGGCGTGGTCGATCACCTTCCGGGTTTTGAAAACTGTTGTGGATACGGTCCCAGAGACGGCCATTACTTAACCTTTCCGCCCTTTTTCATCATCGACGGTGCATTTTCCGGCACTGCCTTTGAGGCTGCGCGAGCCATAGCGGCGCGGATTTTTCCGACGTTTGGGCCGCCGGGGCGCTTGGCGTTAACGCCAATGCTCTTCGGGCCAGACGACTTGGATTCAATCATCGGCATTTCAGAAGCAACCGGAACGCCTTTGGCGCGCGACATGCGCTGCAGCGGCGACTTGATAGATGCCATGCCGCCTTCTGCACGCCTCATAGGAGGAGCTGGCGCGGGACGCGGCGGCATAGGGGGCGCGGCCTGCTTGATAGCGGCTGCCTTGATACTTCCATCCGGATCAATGCGCCGGGCGTTAGCTTCTCGCAACGCCTGATTAGCAGCATATTGAGTTGGGCTAATAGGAACGAGTCCCCCCGTGGGGACTTGAACAGGGGCACGACGAGGCGGCTCCGGTACAAGTGGGCCCAATCCTGTTGCACGGCCGCTTACGGGATCTTTCAGGGACTTGCTACCACCCATCATAGGAGCAGGCGGGGCCGGGGCAGGACGCGGAGGAGCACCACGCAGCGGGGTAGGCATGGGCCCGGAAGCAGGGCGCATGGAAGCAGCGCCACGCTGCGGGACAGGCATGGGTGCAGGAGGAGCGCCGCGCTGCGGGACGGGCATCTGATTGGACTGCATGTCCATTGCAGACTCATATTGACGGCCGCCCGGACCCATTGCGTATGGGTTTGCTTTTCCCATGCTGCCCATAGCCATGCCGCCGTCGGCTTTCTTCAGCACACCGGGCTTCACCATTTTCTTAATGAGCGCTTTGTCCATGGCTTCGTCAGGATGCTTTGCCATGCCGCCCTTGGCCTTCTTCATCTTGCCAGCTTCGGACAAAGCAATAGCAACAGCCTGCTTGCGGCTGGTGACCTTCGGGCCTTCCTTTGAGCCAGAATGCAGCTTGCCTTCGCCGAACTCGTGCATGACCTTAGCGACCTTGCCACCCTTCTTGTAGCCGCGCTCAAGACGCTCAAGCTCTTCCTTGGTGTACAGATCGTTGGCCTTCACGTTCGTGCCGGGAATGTAGGGCGAGCCCTTCTTGGCCGCAGGAGCTTTCTTGGCAGGAGGCGGGTTCTTCTGACCCATGATGCGCTCTGCCTCAGTCTTGGCATTTGCATCACCAGCCATCTGCTCCATCATGCGGCGATCACTGTCGCTGATCGAGCCGCCTTCTGCCTTGCGCATCGGGCCTTTCGGCTTGCCAACGCCGATGACGATCATCATGCCAGCGGGCTTCTTTGCAGAGCCGCCTTTGGCGTAGTTGCACGAGGCTGTGCCTTTCGAAAAGTCGAAGTCTTTCACATATTTGACGGCCATGTCAGAAGCCCTTCTGTCGGTGTGATTTCACTTTAGCAGCAATTTTTGCGGGTTGCGGCACAAATTGCTTGCCTTGTTTTTTACCTTCGCGTTTTGCGCGCGTCGTTGCTGCGTATTCAGCCGAAGACAAAGACTTGATGGCAGCCTCTGGCAAATAACGCTCACCTGTTTCAGATGAAGGCTTGCCAGACTTCGTGCGCCAGTTTTGCTCGCCCCAAGCTTTCAAAGATTTTTGCGGATCTCTCATTTGTATCCTCCGCCTTTCTCTTTGTAGCGTTTGGCAAGAAGCTGCGCCTTACGCGCGCTCCACTGACCTGCGGCTGTGCCCTGCACTGCAGACGCCTTGATGCTG